AGCCGCCGCCGCCGGGGCCGCCGCCGGGGCCGCCGCGGGGGCCGCCGCACGGGCCGCCGCACGGGCCGCCGCACGGGCCGCCGCACGGGCCGCCGCATGGGCCGCCGCAGACGCCGCCGCACGGGACGCCCAAGAAAATCAACTTCGCCGAATGCTGGGGGCAAGTGAAGCCACCCTCACCGCAGCCTGAACCTCACCCCACCTGACAGGAGAGAGCGCAGATGACCATCCACCCCCGCCACTACGCCGATTTCGACCCCTACGCGGATGCGGTCGCCCACGAAGCGACGAACCTGCTCCCCCAGACCTCGCCCTATGACAGCTACGAGCAGAACCACGCCAAGCGGAATGCCATCCGTGCGGCGCTGGACGAGGCCGAGGAGGTCGCCCGCGACAAGTGGGAGCGCTACCTCGACGACATGCAGGACCTCTACGAGCGCGGCGTTGGCCCCGCCTGGGACTGATTTTCGCCGCCTGACCCTCACCCCACAGGGAGACACGCCATGAAACGCAACGCCCACCCTTCCAACTTCTACATTGCCCACGCCCTGTTTGAGGGCGACCGCTTCCGCGCTGGCGGCGAGTGGGGGATGCTGACGGACGGCCCGGCGGATCGCGACGACCTGCGGGTTGCGCTGACCAACCACTTCGACGCCAAGCCCGATCTGGATCAGGTGAAGGTGTGGGTGTTCCAAGACGACGCCGCGCCTCGGGAAGTCACCGAGGACGTGATCGACGCCGACTTCGCGGATGATGGCGACGACGAGTTCGACCACTGGATCAGCCGCCGCCCGTTCCATGCCTATTCGGAGGCAGCGGAATGACCGACCTCATCAACCGCACCGAACTCGTCGCGCTGATGGAGCGCATTCTGGCCCGGATCGAGGCTGACCCCGACATCAGCGCGTCCTGTGTCTCCGGCTACCGCTTGGCGCTGGACGAAGTGAAGGCCGCAATTCCCGCCAGACAGGAGCGCGCAGCATGACCGCGCACGTCCTTTCGTTCCCCACCGACGACGCCATCTTCGCCCGCCTGACGGAGCAACAGCGCCTTGCCAACCTCGCCGAGGAGCGGGCCGAGGCCGTCGAGACCGCCCGCTACATCATCGACCACCCCCACGGCTACAGCGACGATCAGCTGCGCACGGCCTGCGGGTTCTACATGACGCACGGCAACGGCGGGGTTCACTACCTGCGCGCCGATCAGCACATCTACGCCATCAACCGGCGCGAATGGCAGGCCCGGAACTGCCCCCGGCCCGAAACCCCGGCGGACGTTGCCCGGCGCTTTGCCCACCGCTGGCCCGAGATCGTGTCCTGGGGCGCGTTCGTCGCCGTAGCTTTGCTCTGGGCTACGGGGTGGCTGGCATGACCCGCGCCCCCGCACACACGCCCCGCCACCCGCTGCAGGACTGGCTCTACTACCCGTTGAGCGAATACCGGGGCCGCAAGCTGATAGGGCTTCCCGTCCACAAGCAACGCCGCCGCTGCCTCGAACTCATTGCCCAGATCAAGGGACGCACCAAATGAACATTCGCCCCGACTTCAAACTGATCCAACTCATGGCCGAGGAAATCCGCGCGGCCCTTGGCGATGACTTCGACGCCGAAGCATTCCTTGACACCCTGGACGGCGAAACTGACGCGGCAGACATTGCAGACCGACTGCTTGCCGAATTGGCAGACGCCGAGGCTATGGCCGAAGCTATCCGGGGCCAAGAGGCCGATATGAAGGCCCGCCGCCAGCGTTACGACATGCGCGGCGAAGCCTTCCGCCGCCAGCTGCTCAACCTGCTGGACGCCATTGGCGAGAAGAAGATCGAACGCCCCCGCGCCACGGTGAGCCGCCGCGCTGGCCTGCCTTCGGTGCAGATCACCGACGAAGCCGCCATTCCCTCGCAACTCTGCAAGACAACCGTCGCCCCCGACAAGGCGGCGATCAAGGCGCAGCTCTTGGCCGGGGAAGCCGTGCCGGGGGCGCAGATCGTCGTGGGCGACGACGGCGTGACCGTGAGGACGAAGTGATGGACTGGAAAGCCGCGACGGACGAACTCACCCGAAAGCTGGACCCGGCTCACGTCAAGCCAGCCAAGTCCTTTGGGCCGAAGGGCGACTACATCGAAGGCTGGCATGCGATGGCGGAAGCCAACCGCATTTTTGGCTTCGGCGAATGGTCCTACACCGTCCCGGAATGCGTCTGCGTTCACCAAGGCGCGCGCGAAATCGGACAGGCCAAGAAGCCGGGGTTCGGCGTCACCTACACCGCCAAGGTTTCTGTCGTGGTGGCCGGGACCGTCCGCGAGGACTTCGGGGCCGGGCACGGCTATGACGTAGACTGCGGCCTTGCCCATGAGAGCGCGATCAAGGAAGCCGTGACGGATGCCTTGAAACGCGCCCTTCGCAGTTTCGGGAACCCGTTCGGGCTGGCCCTCTACGACAAGAGCCGGGAGAACGTTGGCCGGGATGAGCCGCCATTCAACGCGGAAGGCTGCCAGCAACGGCTTCTCGGGCTTGTCGCAAAGGCCAGTGGCCGCGCCGACCTGGAAAGCCTCTGGGCTAATGAGGCCGATGCCCGCGTTGCGCTGAAAACCAACGATACGGCCCGTTACGACGCCTTCGTCGCCGCATTCAAGGCCGCTGGCGAGAAGGTGGCGGCATGAACGCCCGCTTCACCCGCGACATGGAAGCCGCCGCCCTCATGCAGCTTCGCGCGGCCCTGTCGCAAGGGCTGGACGACGCTGGGTGTGTGGCCTTCGCCACGGCTTCGCTGGGCAAGGAACACGCCGACCTCGTGCGTCGGGTGTGGCGGGACAACTTCGTAGCAATGGGGCCGAACTGATGGGCCAGCACTTCCTCCTCACCGGCAAGACTTCCCGGCAAGCCGCCTGCGACGTGATCTGGCAGGCCCCGGCCTATGCCAGCGCGACGATAAAGCCCCAGAAGCGCAGCGACGAGCAGAACGCGAAAATGTGGGCAATGCTGTCCGACATTTCCCGCGCCAAGCCGCAGGGCCGCAAGCACGTCCCCGAGGTTTGGAAATGCCTGTTCATGGCCGCTTGCGGGCACCAGGTTGCGTTCGAACTCGGGTTGGACGGCAGGCCGTTCCCCATCGGGTTCAGTTCCTCGCGGCTGTCCAAAGCCGAAATGATGGATCTGATCACCTTCATCCAGCAATGGGGCGATGAGCAGGGCGTCGTCTGGTCGAACGAGGCAAAGGCATGAGCAATTTGGCCGGTTTGCCCCCCTTGGGCCAGAAGCAACGCGCGCTTGTCTCCACCATCCTGCGCAAGTCCGCGCGGGGTGAGACATGCACCCTTCGCCTGCCGGGATGCAACGAGAACGAGGCGAATGTCTTCCTCTGCCACCTGCGCTTTTTCGGCTGGGCCGGGATCGCACAGAAGCCCCACGACTTCCTCGCCGTCTTCGCCTGCCAGCACTGCCACGACGTGATCGACCGGCGGACTGATGGTGAATGGGGCTTTGAAGACCTCCTCCGCGCCCTTGGCGAGACCCTGCTGCGCCACCACGCCGCCGGGCGAATGACGTTCAACCCCAACCCCTGAAAGGACTGATCAATGAATTTGGAAACGCTTAAGGCCGCCATTGCACTGCTGGAATGCTCTACCATCGCCGCGCCGTCATCGGCCATCGGCGGGATAGGCCGCAAGGTCATCGTCCGCAGCCGTGACGCGGGTGTGATCTATGGCGAGTACGCCGGGAATGACGGCGACACCGTCCACGTCAAAAACGCCCGCCAGCTTTGGAAGTGGTGCGCGGCGAAGGGCATCAGCCTCATCGACGTGGCCACCTATGGCGTCAAGAAGTCGGACTGCAAGTTCAGCCCGGCATCGGCGACCGTCACCGTATTCAACGCCTGCGCGCTGATCGACGTGACCGCAGAAGCCGCCGCTAGCATCGAGGCGGTTTGATGGTCGCCGTTCTGCGTTTCACCGCCTATGACCCTGCATCGGACGGCTCCGGCTCCGGCTACGGCTCCGGCTCCGGCTCCGGCTCTGGCTACGGCTACGGCGACGGCTACGGCTACGGCTCCGGCTCCGGCTCCGGCGACGGCTACGGCTCCGGCTCCGGCTACGGCTACGGCTCCGGCGACGGCGACGGCTCCGGCGACGGCTACGGCTCCGGCTCCGGCAATTCTTAACCCCTGAAAGGACATACCCCATGCACCGCATACTCCTCCTCACCGCCCTCCTCGCCTCGCCCGCCTTTGCCGGTGGCCCGGTGATCACCGAGGAACCGCCCATCGCCGATGTTCGCCCCCAGGGTGACGGCGGCAAGTGGGTGGTGCCCGTGATCGTGGGGGCGGTCATCCTCGGGGCCATCGCGAGTGGTTCGGACAACTGCAACGGTCCCGAGGCTCCCGGTGGGGGGAAGTGCTGATGACCCAGCACGATCCCAACGCATTTGACCAGGCGCTGGTCCCTGACTTGCATGTCCCGGCGACAAGGCTTCTGGCGATCTGTCGCCAGCTTCTGCCTGCCTACAGGCGCCGCCACACGATCCCTGTCCTTGGCACGGTCAGGATCGACGCCAGCGCAAACGGCACCACCTTCCGCGTCACTGACCTCGACATCGACATTACCGTGACAGCTGACGATCTGGATACGGCGGACCCCTTCGCCGCCTGCGTCCCCTTCGCTCTCTTGCACCGCATCGCGGGCAGCCTGGACGGGATCATCCGCATTTCGCACCGCAAAGGCGGCGACCGATACGGATTTGACCAACTCACGCTTGCGACCGAGGATGGCTGTAGCGCAACGGTCAACCTGCTCTGTCCGGTCGAAGATTTCCCGTCTGCTGCGGAGATCGCCGACGACGAATGGCAGGTGATCGAAACCAGCCCGGCCGACCTGCGGCGGATGATCGACCTCGCCCGGCCCTGCATGTCGACCGAGGAAACGCGCTACTACCTGAACGGGATCAGCTTTCAACGCCGTCCGGGCCGCACGACACTCCGCAGTATTGCGACCGATGGTCATCGGCTGGCTATGATCGACAGTGCAATCGAAGCGCCAGAGGGCCTGAACATCATCATGCCCACGATCTGCGTCGACGCGATCCGCACGCTGATCAACCCGAAAGCCAACGACCCGGTATTGCTGCGCATCTTCGAGCAAAAGCGCGTCCGCCTGACCTGCGGCTCAATCCGGGTTGACTGCAAGCTGATCGAAGGAACGTTCCCGGACTACACCCGCGTCATTCCCGAAGCCGAGACGCAGGTCAGCGTCACACTGACCGCCGCCGCGCTGCGCCGCCTTTCGCCGTTCGCGAGCCAGCGGCAGAACGCGGTGGTCCTCAGCGCGGGTCGTGCAAGCATCAAGAGCATTGATCTGGGTGGCGAGATTTCGACGCCGGTCACGATGGTGGTCGCCCGTGAAGACGGCAAGCAGCCTTTGGCCACCGGCTGGGGCTTCAACCTCACCTATCTCGCGGCGCAGGCGCGGCTGACACCGACGTTCCGAATGGAAATGGCTTCCCCCGGCGGTCCGGCTCGCGTCTTCGGTGAAGACCCGGAGGCGATGTGGCTCCTGATGCCGATGTTCAGGGTGTAGCCCCCTAACCCCCTCTGCCCAGCCCCTCCGGGGGCTGGCGCGCAACGAACTTGCCTTCAGGCAAACGAAATTCTGGGCGGGGTTGCCGGTGCCTGCAGCGGAATCAAATGCGGAGAGAACCGGACGGGAACCACTACCGACAAACAAGTGGTGACAGGCCGGAGAGACGGCTGTTTCGGGGCGGGATCGCGACCTTCCCCTGATCCGAATTGGCGCGACGTTACAAGGCGAGACGCTGACCAGAGCCTGACAGTCGGGAGAGACCGGCACCTAACCAGCCTGAGGGCTGGCGCGCAACGATATGGAAAGGATGCAACGGGATGGCAATGAACTTGGGCACGGATCATCCGGTCGCGAAAAAGCAGCACCGTTGTGAGAGCTGCGGCGGCGCAATTCAACCCGGCGAAAGGTATGTGAGGGCGCGCGTTGTGGACGGCGGTGAGGCTTGGGTTTGGAAAAGCCACGACGACTGCCAAGCGGCAAGCCAGATACTCTTTGATCAGGGGATCGACAATGACGGGATGCTGATCTGCGTCTCCGACATGGACGACGATTACCGCGAGATCGTTGCAACTGCCAGTGCAAGCCTTGCTCGGCGTCTTTGGCCGCCACCCACCCCGTCAGCCGAGAGCGCCAGCGCGGCGAGAGGAGAGACGCCATGACCCCCGCTGAACTGACCGCGCGGGGAGTGCGGGTGAAGCACATCTACGCCCCAGACTGCGACGAGTGCGGCGATACCGGGTGGGTGTATTTTTCGTGCGGAACCCCGTGGCGCTGCAAATGCCAACGCAAAAGTCGCGCCGCCCTCACCACAGGAGAGAACGATGACTGACGCGATGCCGCGCCAAGACCTGAAACTACCGCCGCCCATCGGATACATCAGCCGCGAAGAACACGCCGCGCTGATCCGGGAAGCCGAGGCGGAACGGGATGAAGCTCAGCGCCTTATGCAGATGCGGCATCGGGAAATGCTGGCGGCTGATGAACTCATGCGCAAACATCAAGGTCGCGCCGTAGCCGCCGAAGCCGACCGCGACCGCCTCGCCGCTGCGAACGCTGCGCTTGAAGCACAGGTGGGGGCGAGGCGGGCGGAGCGGGATCAGCTTCGAGCGGCGGTAGAGGGGCTGATCGCCGTCCTCGACAGGAACGGCGAGAAGGGGCCGATCCCAGATGTCGAAATGATGTTTTGCTGGCTCGCGGCTCAAAACGTGCGGGCGGCTTTTCGGAACACCGAAGGGAGAGGCGACATGACCGACGACGAAGCCCTTGAGACACTATTTGCGATGGCAAATGTGCAGGATGGTTATGCCAAGAAGGCGACTGATCGGGGCCTCAAAATTATTCATAAGGCCAACGCCAAAGCGCAGCGCGAGGTTGCCGCCACTATCAACGACCTTCGCGCCCGCCTTGCCTCCGCCGAAGCCGAACGCGACCGCCTCTCCGCAGCCAACGCCGTGCTTGAGGCCAAGGTGACGGCGCTGCGGGAGGCGGTTGACGAACAGACGAAAGCGCGGGCGCAGCACTGGTTGAGGCGCACAATGACCGCACCGGAAGATGCCGAAGTAGAGGCGCTTTGCGAAAGGTGCGGATACGGGGCCGTGATGGATGCCGCGTCCCGACTCTGGGCGAGAAAACCGCACGGTAGCGGGGCTTTCTACATTGGCGGATGCATCGGGTTCAAGTCCGACGAAGAAGCCCGCGCCGCCCTCGCCGAAGTGCAGGCGGATGCGCGCCGGGAGGGCGGGGAATGAGCGCCTTCACCCGCCTTGCCGCTATCGCCGCCGATCCCGCCCCGTGCCTGACAGCGCGGCAGATCATCGAAGCCCGCCTGGGCCGTCCGCTCGGCCCGCTGTCCACAATGCCGAAGGACCAGCGCCGCGCGCTGTATCTGCTGGCGCTGCAGCTTGTGAGGAAACCATGACCGAGGCGCACCTTTTGCCGTGCCCGTTCTGCGGGGGCGAAGCACACATCGACGGAACAACATGGCGTCCGTCCGATGGAGAGGAGGTCGCATGGGTCGTTTGCAAGCTTTGTAACGCATACGGGCCGACATTCCCGGTCAAGGAAGCCATCGCCGCATGGAACCGCCGCGCCGCCCTCGCCACGCAGGAGGCCGGGACATGAGCGATGAACTCAAGCCATGCCCGTTCTGCGGGGGTGAAGCCAGCCCGCACGGATACCAGCATTTTGGGAAGCCGCTGACCGAAACATTCTGGAAAGGCGACAGGCCGATCACCAAGGCATACTTCTGTAACTGTCCGTCCTGCGGGGTCAGCAATATTTGCAGTGGGATCGGCTACGAAACGCGCGAAGAAGCCATCGCCGCCTGGAACCGCCGCGCCCCCGAGCCTGGGAAGGATGGGAACAATGGGTGACGCCCGACCGAAGCTTCCAGAAGGCCCTATGTTCTGTGCTGGCCCGTTCTTCCTGATGGAAGGATCAGGCTGGATTTGCGGCACCGATGCTTTCGGGGGCCTTTGTCATGTCGCTGACATTCGCGGCTGGGGCTATCTGACGGGGCGCGGGCAGGCGCTTGCGTTGCACCCTGATGATGCCATCGAAGCCCAACAAAGGGCCGCGAAATTCATCGTGGACGCCATGAACGAAAAGATGATCCGCGACGCCGCCCGCAAGGAGACCCCCGATGCAGAGTGAGCACTTCAACCAACTGACGCCAGCCCAAGCAGAGCGCTTGGCGATGCTCGCCGAAGAATGCGGCGAGGTGATCCATGTGATCGGAAAAATCCTGCGCCACGGGTATGACAGCTACCATCCGAACAACCCTATGGTCACAAATCGCCAGCTTCTTGGCCGCGAACTCACTGATCTCCTGGCGGTTGCTGCCTCCCTGTGCCGAGACAAGGTGCCGGAAGGTTCTCTGCACGATCAGGACCAGGCATGGGAGCGAAAGCTTCGCTACGCCCACCACCAAGAAGAGATGATCCCCGATGCAGAGTGAACAGACGACCCCGCCGAAGTCGGTTGCCGTTGACGCCCTCAAATCCGAATGGGCTGGCATCTGCGATGCCATGAACCGCGGCACATATCGAGGCACCGAGGCCGAAGCGCTGGCCCGGATCGAAGCCATCAAGGCGCTTATCGCCGAAGTCGCCGCCCTCATCGCAGCGAACGCCGCGCTTGAGGCCAAGGTGGCGGGGCTGCGGGCTGCCTTCCGCGTGAACATGTTG